TGTCCCGGCCTCCCGGACGTAGACGGCGGCCTCACCGGACTCGCCGAAGTCGGTCCACGTCTGGCCGAGGTCATCCCGCACCTCAAAGACGCGGTCGGCCTCGGTGTCGGTCCCGCTGCGCTCGCGCTCGCCCGTCGCCGAGGGGTCCATCGCGCGTGACTCGTAAGTCGCGTCGGGGCTGTCGGTCTCGGGCTTGGGGCGTGTGACCGAGAAGCCGTCGCCGGCCTGGTAGGACTCGGTGGGCTCGTAGACCTCGATGGTCGTGTTGAATGTGATGTCCAGCGCCCGGCGCCGGGCGGCCTCGATGCGGTCGTTGCTGTAGCTCATAGTGAGATAGCACTGCTGGCAGCGCGACGCCCGGCACTCGGCGGAATGTTCTGCCCACTGGGGAGGTCGTCCTCGTCGGGCAGGCTCGCCGGCGACCGCACCGCGACGATGCTGGCTCGGAGGGTGCCGGTGTCGATGAGGCCTTTCTGTGTGATGAGTTCTTTGACGCGGCGCTCGATCGCCAGCGCCAGCGTCTCGACGAGTTCCTCGGCGGAGTCGATCGCGCGGACCGTGGTGTTCGTGTTGTCGTCGATAAACGCCGCGACGTCTTGGCGGGCGTCGGCCAGGACCGGCCGGAAAAACGGCTTTGGGTTCATCTTCGAAGTCCCGAACTCCAAGTAGACGCCGTACTCAACGGCTGACCCGACATACGCGGCCCCGCCGCCGGTCCAGTCGTCGATCTCGTCGCGAAAGTCCTGCTCGGCTGCTTGGACGCCCGAGAGGTCAAAGTCGAAGTCGCTCATCGTCCATCCACGTCTTTTACGTCCGGGACGCTGACCGATGCACTCGGCAAGTCACTCGTCGCCAGTTGCCCCGTCGGGTCGAGCGTCTGGGCGAGCTGGCCATGCGTGCTGCCGTCCAGCCCGCGGCCGATGTCGCCCTCCCACGAGACGCCATCCGCCGAGGAGAGTTGTCGCTCGGGGCCGGTGGCCACGAGATGGGCCGCCAGTTGCGTGACCACGTCGTCGCGGCGCTCGGTCGTCACCGACAGGTCACTCACGCGATTGTCGTAGAGCCGTCCGGCGGCGTCGACGAACGTGCTCAGTTGCGAATCCGAAAGCTCGGTCGTTCCGAGCGCGTCTCGAACGTCGTCTGGTGAGACTGTCATGGTACTGAAAAACGGCGGTGGTTACTCACGGGCGGCGTCGATGGCGTCCAGCGCGGTCTCGCGGTTCTTGCCCTCCGTTTCCGCTCGATAGAGCGCGTCGAGTTCCGCGTCGGTGACATCGTCCGGGATCTTGTCGAGCGTGTCCCGGAGTTCCTCGACGGTCGCGGCGCCAGGATCGAACGGCGGCTCGGCTTCGTCGTCGCTCTCGTCGCTGTCGCCCTCCTCGACGGCCACGAACGCAGGCTGTGGCTCTGCGATGTGCGCGTCAAGTTCGACCGTGTCACCGGGCTCGATGACGCGGTCGTTACGATGGTCGTGGAAGGCCGACGCCCCACGCCACTCGTAGCGGGGCATCGTTACGCCCCGGTGTAGTAGACTGCCCCTTTAATTCCGTCGTAAGTCGTCTTGAAGAAGGGGATGCGCGAGGCGAGCGTCTTGTACTCCGTCGCCAGCCCCATGTCGACCTCTTCGGAGAGGTTCGTCGGCGCCTGGGCAGTCAGGACGCGGATGAACCGCGGGTCCTTGACCATACAGACGAGTTCGCCGTCGTCGAGTTCGCCGGCGGCCTGCATGTCCAGATAGGGGTAGTCGTTCTGGAGCCGCGTCTTGACGGTCATGTTACCGTCGCCGTCGGGGTCGGCCGCGCGCAGGTCAGAGCGCTGGTTGGGGTGGTACCAGAGCCACGCGCCCTGCTCAACCGGGTCAGGCCCGCGGTCGTTGTCGCCAGTCTGACTCTCCAGCTCGTTGAGGATGCCGTCGATGGTGTCCTTGATGTTGTCCGCCGTCGACCAGTCGCCAGTCGCGGAGCCGGTGATTGACACCGACGAATTGCGGACGCCGTAGAGGTCGAGGTTGTTGCCCTGGCTGTCGGGGACGGTCGGCCCCCAACCATCGAGGAACAGGTTCTCCTCGGTCTCCCGGAGGGTCCGGCCGGCCTCTTCGGCCTGTTCGTCCTCGATGGACTCACCGAAGTTCATCGACTGCTGCTGCTTGCGGGCGGGGATGTCGTAGTCAACGTGGACGATCGGGATCGGGACGCCGAAGCGCTCCTTGTTGCGCTCGTCGGGCTGACTCTCGGCGCGGCCGTCCATCGAGATCTCGCCTTTGTTCGACCACTTGCCCGTCCGCTGTTTGATGTACTCGGTGCGAGCCAGCGAGGTGTTGCGCGTGAAGCCCGCCGCCATGACCGACTCCATCATCGTGAGGTTGGTGCGGACCTCCTGCATGACGTCGTCGTCACGGGCCTCGTGCTCGTCGTAGTCGAAGATCTGGTTGTTGCCGACGATGTGCTGGTTCGCGCTGGGGCGGGTCTGGCCGCCGCCCATGCGATACCCGCGCGTGACGGCGTTGTCCAGCGTCTGGAAGGCGTTGGCCACCCACTCTCCGACGCCAGGGCCCCAGGCCTCTTTGGCCTGCTGGGCCGCGTTGGCTCGGATGGCCGTGAGCTGGTCGCTCTGGGAGCCGTTGACCAGCGCGTTGCCGACCGGGTTCTCTTCGTTCGCGGTGAGCGCGAAGACACGATCCGCCGGCAGTCCGATATCGTCGACCGTCCCGATGTTTGCCGTGATGTCAGACATATCAGATCACCTCCACCGTCAGTCGCGCCGCATCGGCGCCGCCTTCGCCGCCGCCGCCAGTCGAGTTGTCGACCGCCCCACGGGCCCGGCAGAGGACGCTGCCGGCCGCGGTTGTGATCTGGAGCGTCCCGTCGTCGTTGGTGCCGAGTGTGTCGCCCGGCGTGGCGGTGGCGTCGCTGGCGGTAGCGAGGTCGCCCCCGGCGGCCAGCAGCGCCCCCTTGACCGTGTCACCAGATCGGAACACGCGGATCTCGACGAGCGTTCCCGCGGCGATGGTCTGATCGACGGGGTCGGTGCCGGTGCCGTCGCGCTGCGGCGGCGTCGAAGGGGCCTGCGCGAACTGTGCCTGCGGGTCGAGCTTCTCGACCGAGGTGACGCTGTCGTAGATCGGCTCACCCTGGGCGTTCGTGCCCGTCTGGACGAGCAGCTCGCCGGGCGTCAGGTCGCTGCCCGCCTCGGCCTCCTTGTAGACCGGTTCGCCGTACGTCTTGCCTTCGATGGTGGCAGTCGGGTCAGACATCAGTTCATCACCCCGTCAGGATACTCATCGAGGCCATCGCCCTGCGTGGCCGTGCTGCTGGCGTTGGCCGAGTGCCCCACGCCGGGGACACCAGCGGCTCCGCTGGTCGCCTTGGCGCGGAGGTCTCGGAGGACCGCCAGCGGTGTGTCGAGGAGCGCCTCGCGGTCATCACTGTCGTAGTCCGCGGAGTTCGCGATGATCTCGGTGGCGATCTCCTCCTTCTGGTCGTCTTCTCGGTTCGCTTCGATCCGCTCGACAGCCTCATCGACGAGCGCGTCGCGCGCGTTGGCGCTGAGGTCATCGAGGCCGATCTTGTCGTCGTCGGTGTTGTCGCTCATGGTGGTGTCAGATTCGGGTTGGTCGTCGGTCGGTTCGCCTTCGGCGTCGTCGGTGGTGGCGGCCATCACGTCGTTGTGGATCGCCTGCAGCCCATCGTTACATCGCGCGTCGAGCGCCGCTTCGGTCAGCGGGCTGTTGGACGTGATGTCGTCGATGAGCGCCTCGCGGTCGACGCCCGAGGGCTCGTCGGTCGTGGTGTCGTTGGCGGTCGTGTTGTGGAGGTCCTCTGGAGTTGCACCGTCATCGGCCCCCATCACCGCCTGGCGGATAGTCTGGAGCGCCGACCGCACGGCGTTACCAGACATCTCGCCGTCGCCGTCGCCCATCTCCTGGAGCCGTTCGACGAGCGCCTCGCGATCCGGCGCGGGGTAGAAGACGGTGTCGTCGCCCTCGCCGCGAGTGTGGATCAACTCATCACCCGCACCGTCGAAGCCCATCTCCTGGGCCTTCTCGACGGCCTCGCCGGGGTTATCGAAGACATACTCGTCGGGGGTCTCCATATTCGCCGACATCGCTTCGTCGGGGGCGTCGTCCCACGCGCCGATGATCTCGGAGGCGCTCTTGACGACGACGCCCTCGTCGTAGCCCGCCTCGGGCCCGACGTAGTCGTCGAGTTTGTAGGCCGGTTCGTCCTCGGTCGCCTCCCGAGTCACGTCAGCCCCCTCGGCGGAGACCGTCGCGCCCGGTTCAACGACGACCGTGTTCACGCGCCCGGTGCCGGGCGAGCCCTGTGATGTCTGCCAGCGGACGAGATCGCCCGCATCGAACTGTGCCTCGGCGGCCGCGTCCATGCCCTGGTCGCTCTTGTTTGCGGTCATCGGCACACGGACCTCGGCGTTCGCCGCCAGCTGTGGGTTGATCCCACAACCGTCTTCGATGGTACAGACGCCGGTCTTGTTCGGTAGTAGCGCGATGCTGTCGGGGCGGGTGATCCGCTCGACGTTGCTCCGATAGTCGCCGTCGTACGTACCCGGCGGCAGTGGCTCGGCTGCGTACTGCGAGGAGACGTCGATGGGCTCGCCGTTCTCCAGCGCGCGGCGGATGTCCGCCGTCTCGCCCCCGACGGTTTCGAGCCGCCCCTTCTCGACGCGGATGTTCCCGCGGACGTGCGTGCCGTCGTAGTAGGTCTCGCTCGCGCCGCCGAGGTGCGTCTCGGGCTGGCGGTTGGCCGCGACCGGGCGGCCGCGGTCGTCCCGTGGGTGGTTGAGCGTCGCCGGGACGCCCGCCCACTCGGCGGCCGTCGACCGGACGCTTTGCTCGGGGACGTAGCCGCCCGCCAACTCCATCGGGCGGACGATCGGCACGTCTTCGATGATGTAGGCGTCGTCAGTCTCGCGGACCGACTGCGGACCGACGCTATTCGCAACTGGGGTGTACGTTTGCTGTGGCATGGTCATGTTGAGAGGATGGTGATCGGTTTGCCACCCGCCGAGTTCGGGATCCGTTCGTCGAGCGGGTCGAGTCCGTCGGCGTCGATGCCAATCTCAGGCATCGGCGAGCAGCGGCCGTTCGGGTGGGCTGGCACGCCGACGCGGTAGGGCTGGCCGCCCCACGAGACTGTCACGCTGGAGAATTCCGAGAGCGTAAACGGGACGCCGTCGAGGGCACGGCAGAACGCACACACCGAGGTGTCCTTCGCGGTCAGCCGCGAGGAATGGCTGACGACCTCGGCGTCGTTGCTCTGGTAGACATCGATAGCGGCGTCGGCGTGCGACCGTATCGTCTCGGTGCGGGCGATCGTCGCCAGCCGCGACCGCTCGATACTGTCGAGTTCCTTGTTCAACGCGGCCGCCATGTCGCGGGGGTTGAGCCCCTTACCGACACCGCCGGTCAGTGTCTCCCGAAGTTGCTGGGCCGCGTCCTCGGCGACGTCTTTGAGGTTCTCGAAGGCGCGGGCGTAGATGTCGGCCAGTTGCCGTTGGGCGATCGGCCGTCGAAGTAGCTCCTGGGGATCGCTGGCCTCAATTCCGAGGCCGACCTGCATGAGTCGGCCTTCCGCTGCGGACGCGCCGACTTGATAAGCCGAGTCGATATACTCGGCGAGCCAGTGGTCGCCGCCGCGGACGCGCGTCGTGGCGGTCGTCTCGCCGACGAGGGCCTCGCGGAGCCACGACCGCAACTCGCGGATGAACGCCTGTGCTCGGGCTTCGACACGTGGGAAGTCATACGCCTCAGTGTCATCCACGTTCGCCGAGAGTCCGAGGGCATCGTTCTCGTAGCCGACCGTCCGGCGGATCGCGCCGCGGACCTCGCGGAGGCGGCGCTGGAGTTCGCGGAGGAGCGCCTTCTGAATCTCGTGGGTGTTTGAGGCGTCGCGACCTTTGGTCAGCGTGACGCCGGTGTGGCCCACGCTCTCGTTGGCGCTGTGGTCGTGGTTACAGGGCATTGGTTAGTCTCCCGGCAGGATGCTGTCACCGCGCCAGTAGGGGTTCCCGATCACGTAGTCCAGGAACGCGCCGCAGTAACGGTCGGGGCTCGCCACCTCGCCTTTCATTTCTCGTGTGCAGCCGTCGAACGACCCGCCCATCGACGCGAACGCCTTGAGAGCAATCACGCGGTTCGGCGTCTCCGACTGTCGCCAGCTCGGCGGCGGCGAGAAGTCGCTGTTCGAGGTCGGCGCGAGGGCGTTCAGGACTTTCTGGAAGGCGTTGGCCGTCTCTTCTTCGTCGGCCATCGCACCCGTGGCGTCCACGTCAGTCGAGATCGTCGTCGAGTGGATGTCGGCCGCCGCGTAGGTCTCGTAGCCGACGCGGCCGTCCTCCACGACGACCACGTAGGTCGGCGAGGTCTCGCTGGCCTCGATCGTGTCGTCGTCGGTCTCGACGGACTCGGTCAGGACGTCCGCGACGACGCCGACGCCCTGCGGCGTGGAGACCTCGTCGCCCTCTTCGTAGCGGGTGGCGTTGGCGGAGACGTCATCGTACGGTGGTTCCTCGCCACGCTCCTCGGCGAGTTCGTTGGCCTTCGCTTTCATGCGCTCGATGTCCCGGCGGTTCTGGAACCCCCACCGCGCGAGACCGGCGTTGCCGCACTGCTGCCACATCTCGTCTGTCCACTCGCTGACGGGTGTCTCGGCTGCGTCCTCACTGAAGTCCTCACCGTGACTGCTCCCATATGCAGGGATCGGGGTGCCGTTGTCGCGAGTGAGGAGATCACGGACAGTCACCTCGCCGTTGCGGATCTGGTCACGGCGTTGCGTGCCGCGGCCAGTGCCGCAGTCGTCGGGGATGATGTCCTCGTTCTCGAAGGCGGCCTCGGCGGCCGAGATCATCGACTCAGGGACATCGACCGGTTCGTCAAGTGCGGGCTCGGCGTTCGACGTCTGTTGTGGGGTGTCGTCAAACATCCCGTCGAACGTGTCCTGGACGGCTGCGTCAGTTTCGTCGACGTCGAGGTTCGCCGCCAGCGGGTCCTCGCCCTCGGCGGTCGGGAGTGCGTCCGCGCCGTCTTTGAGGTACTGCATGGCGAGGTCACCGGCGAGCCCCGGCACCGCCGAGACCACCTGCGCCCGTTTGCTCTCGATGTCGGCCTTGTCCTGCGCCGACAGTTGGACGAGATCGGGCCACTCGACGCGGAACTCGCCCGCCGCGGGTGTCGAGAGGATGCCGACGTCCTGCAGTCGATTGATGACGGGGCGGACGATGTGCGGCGTCGCATACTGTTCCCGCCGCTCGGCGATCATGCCGAAGTAACTCCGCTCGTCGGCCTCCGCGCCGCTCACTTCGCCCGACTCGTTGCCGCGGAACTCCTTTTTCGGGATGCCGGTCTGCCCGGCGATAGCGTCGAGGTTGTTCTCGACGATGCCCGACGGGTCTTCGATACCGCCGCCGAGGCGTTCGACGTCCACCCCGCTCGTGCGGAGGTAGCGCTGGAGCCCCTGCTCGTAGCGCTGGAGTTCGTCTTTGAGGTCGCCCATCCCACCCGAGAGGTCAACCTTCTCGGGGTCGGCGTTGAGGTGGAGCCCGTAGTCAGCCGCCCGGTAGGCGGCTTCGGCGGCCGCGCCGAGGGTCTTCTCGATGTCGAGGATGTTGTTCAACACTGGCTCGGCACGCGGCCGGGCGAGGGTCTCGTCATCCAGGGGGCGCGTCGCCGGGATGTCGATCACGCGCGTCCAGTGGCAGGTGATCGTCCCCTCGGGGTCGTCTTCGGTCTCGGAGTCGATCTCGTCGCCGAGGTCGATGGTATATTCGACCGGTTTGCCCCACCGCTCGGAGCCGATGTCGCCGTAGTCGATGTCTTCGATCTGGGCTTCGAGGATCGGCTTGAACCCGGTGATGTCGTCGAGCTGGGCGAGGTTCTGGTCGCGAGCGTCGGTCGCCCACTGTCGGAGGTCGGTATCGTCGCCGACGACGTCCGAAAAGCCGATGAGGAGCAGGCCGTGCTGGCCGATCCCGGCCGCCCGATCGGCCCGCGAGCAGTAACTCCAAACGTTGTGGTTCGCCGCGAGTTTCTCCACGTCGCGCTCGAAGTCCGCCGCCTCGTCGACGTCGTCAGCGGGGTCGGTGACCGTCGGCGCGTCACGCCACGTCGTGAACGCTGGCTTTTCGATGACGACGCGCGCGTAGGCGTTCCGCAGATACAGCGCCAGCCAGTTGTCTTCGTTCCAGCCGTCGAGGTCGTCGCGGGGCCAGCCGAAGACTTCGTAGTGGTTCCGCTCGTTGCCCTGGTCGTTGAACCCCGTCTGGCCGAGGTTGGCGGCGATGCCGAGGCGGACGCCCGTCGCAAACTCTTCGTTTGCGCGCAGCTCCGAATCCAGTTGGATACCCGACTCGCCGTCGCTGTCGTTGGTGTCGTCGTTCTCAGTCATGGATTAGAAGCCCCACGTTGGCGACGCGCGCTGCTCGTCTTCAGGCGAGGCGCGGTCTCGCCACACAGCCATCAGCGCCGCATCGAGGTGGTCCGGCGACCGCCCGAGGCGTTTCTTCACGTCCTCTTTCCGACCGTCGGCTGCGAGCACGTCGGCACCGTCAGCACCGCGGGAGCCGATATGTCTCTCGCGCCACGTGATCGTCCGGGCGGCGACCTTCGCCTGCTCGTAGAGGTCCTCGTGGGCGATGACGCCGCCGTCTTCGAGGAACTCTGCGAACAGCGCCAACGACTCGGCCCAACAGTCGTCGTAGGCCGTCTCGTCGGCCGCTTTTGACTGGTTCTTGAACCGGTGGACCGTTCCGAATCGGTTGTCGAGCCCGTCGGCCAGCCCCGAGCCCTCGCCGACCGCGTCGACCGCGATCTCGGGCGTCGGCCACTGGCGGATCTTCTCAGCGAGTTTCTGCTCTTGAGCCGTATGGTCTGTTCCTGGAGCCTCGTATTCGATAGCCAGGTGGAGGCCGTGGACGCCACCGGCGACAGTGTCGTCGCCCGACCGGGCCACGTCGATCCCGAGTGCCGTCGGCGTCTCACGGGACGGCGTCGCCGTCGGCTCGTACTGCTGGTCGACGAGGTCGGGGTCAAGCGGCCGATGCGTCGCCGCCTGTCCCGGCGGCATGATCCCGGCACGGCGGCGGTACCACCGCGAGTCGAGATCGTCGCGGAACGCCTCGTCGTCAGGGTCGGACCACTCACGCGCCTGCTGGACGCCCGGCCACTCTTCGCCGACGTAGCTGTCCCAGTCCTGTTTGACCTTCCAGAGCGTCGCCAGCCCGTCGATGAGGTCGTCGTCGCCCTGTTCAAGCCGATGCTGGACGTTGTGGCTGGCAAACGACGAGAAGCGAACGACGTGCCACGTCGGGTCGTCGTAGAGCCGCTGGAGGCTGTTGGTCTCGTCTTCGGGTGGGTTGGCGATGGCAACGAGGCGGTCCCGCTGGTCGGAGACGAGCGACTCCATCGCCTCGAACGTCGCCTCGGTGACGTCACCCTTGTCGGCCTCTTCGATGATGCCCAGCACGTAGCCGCTGTGGACACCTTCCAGCTCGCCCGCGTCGGTCGGGCTGGCCGCCTCGAAGTACTGGTTCGGCTCGCCGTCGATCTCGATGCGGGGCGGGCTTCGCTTGTATGTGCCAGGGAGGCCAGCGCCACCGAGTGCCCCGCCGTGGAGTTGCTCGACGGGCTTGCAGAACGTCCGTTTGAGCTTGGGGTAGGTTCCTGACGTCGCCAACACGGCCGCCGGGTGGTAGGCGACCAGCCAGACGACGGTCACACAGGCGAGGATGAACGACTTCCCGATGCCGTTGGCCGTCTGGACCAGCACCTTCTCGTTTTCGACGATCGCCCGGCAGATCTCGCGCTGCGGTTCGGTGACTTCGACGCCGAGGTAGTCCTCAATGGCGTCTTCGAGCCATGTCGGATCTTGTCGGCGGGCGCGCTCGGCGTAGTGTTGGGCGAGGTCGCGGACCGAGCCGATACTGGCGGGTTGGGTGCTCATCTTACTCGTCACCGTGGGCGGCTTTCATCCCGTCGAGAATCTCCTCGTGGACGTTCACGTTCACCGTCGTGTCATCATCGTCCGACTCCAGAATACCGAGTTTATCGAGTATGCGGACGGTGTCGCGCTGGAGTCGGCTCTTCGCCATGAACGCCGGGTTCTCTTTGCGCTCGTAGATCTCGCGGCCGTCTTTGGCGATCCCGTCGAAGTCTTCGACGATGTGGCCCTCCTCACGGATGTACTCGTCGCCGCGTCGGATCTGACACTCGTTGATCGCAGCGTCGACGAGCAGCTGGACGTTGCCGTAGTTGTCCCAGTCGAATGGCGCGTCGGCCATCCACGCCTCGACCATCAACTGGACGTCTTCGGCGGCATCCTCCCGGTGTCGCTCGAACCATTTGCGGCCGTCAGCGCGCATCCCGTGAGTCTCGGCGTTGCCGTTGTTCTTCGGAGCGCCTGTCGACGCGCCGCCGTGGAGCTTACAGCGCCCCTCGCCGACGTGGTCGGTGCCCTTTCCTGGATGGGCCCGGCAGTAGCCAGCGAAAAGCACGTCGCCGTCCTCGCGGCTCGTCTTCTTACCCATGCAGGCCGAGTCGGTCGGGTCGTGAGTTGGGACGTCGGCCGCGGGCTCGCCGACGTGTTCGGAGCCGTCACTCATCGGTGGCTTTGTTGTACTGCAAGATCTCGCTC